TTAGTTAAAATCTTAAAAGATAAAACTAAATTAAAAAAAGAGTTAGAGAGTATTTTAGATAAATAAATATGAAATTTAACGAAAGGTTTTTGTATTCATTAAAGATTGTTATTTTATTAGTTATTATAGCTTGGCTATTATTTTCTAATGAGGAAGATTATACTGAAGATTACAATGCTAAAATAATAGCATTAGAACAAAAAGTTGATTCGTTGCATCATATAAATGACGAATTGACTTTTAAAATTGATACATTAAATGGTCAAATATCAAAATTAGATCAACAAATTGATCTTAAAGATAATAGAATAAGAACTTTAAAATGGAAAGTAAATGAAAAAGTTAATGCCGTTGATTCTTTTGATGATGATGAGCTTGAAAGGTTTTTCACAGAACGTTACAGACAGTACATCGATTCAACTGAAGAAACCAATAGCAAAATTAGTAATTAAGGATTTAATTACTGGTGATGGAATTAAAGAAGAATTATCACTTAGTATAGGTAAAATAAGATTATTAGAACAAAAAATTGTTTTAAAAGATAGTGTTATAAAAAATTTAGATTTTAAAGTAGGAAATTTTGAATCTATAATGTTAACTAAAACTGATCAATTAGCATTATCTCAAGAATTATCTAAAAGACTTCAAGCGGATTTAAAAAAACAAAAATTAAAAACTAAACTTATGGGTGGAGCAGGTATTGTAGCTGTTATCGGTGTAGTAGTCTTATTAAAATAATATGTCTGATTTAAAAAAGGTAATACGTCAAGAATATCTAAAATGCGCTAAAGACCCAGTGCATTTTATGCGTAAATACTGTTATATACAACACCCACAAAGAGGACGCATACAATTTAATTTATTCCCTTTTCAAGAAAAAGTATTAAAATTAATGAGAGATAATCCTTATTCAATTATCTTAAAATCTAGACAGCTAGGTATATCAACACTATCAGCTGGATATTCCTTATGGTTGATGACTTTCTATAAAGATAAAAATATACTTTGTATAGCAACAAAACAAGAAACAGCTAAAAATATGGTTACAAAGGTAAAATTTATGTATGAAAATTTACCTTCATGGCTTAAAATAGATGCAGCAGAAAATAATAAACTAAATTTAAGGTTAAAAAATGGATCCCAAATAAAAGCAACATCTGCAAGTAGTGATGCAGGTAGATCTGAAGCAGTATCTTTATTATTAATTGATGAAGCTGCGTTTATTGAAAATATTGGAGAAATTTGGGCATCAGCACAACAAACATTAGCAACTGGAGGTGGTTGTATAGCATTATCAACTCCTTATGGAACAGGAAATTGGTTTCACCAAACTTGGACTAGAGCAGAATCTTCAGAAAATGAATTTTTGCCAATTAAATTACCTTGGTATGTACATCCAGAAAGAGATGAAGCATGGAGAAAAAGGCAAGATGAACTTTTAGGTGATCCTAGAATGGCGGCCCAAGAATGTGATTGTGATTTTTCAACTTCTGGTGATATTGTATTTTATCCTGAATATATAGATTTTTATGAAAAAACATATATAAAAGATCCCTTAGAAAGAAGAGGTGTTGATCAAAATTTATGGGTTTGGGAATCACCTGATTATACAAGAGATTATGTTGTAGTAGCGGATGTTGCTCGTGGAGATGGAAAAGATTACTCAGCTTGTCATGTAATTGATGTTGCAAATAATACACAAGTTGCTGAATATAAAGGACAGTTAGGTACAAAAGAATATGGGCATTTATTAGTAGGTTTAGCTACTGAATATAATGAAGCTATGCTAGTAATAGAAAATGCTAATATTGGATGGGCAACAATACAAGTTGCTTTAGATAGAGGGTACCCAAATCTTTATTATTCACAAAAGAGTGACTCCCCAACTTCTAATTCGTATTTTGATAAATATCAAGATCATTCAAAAATGGTTCCTGGTTTTACAATGTCATCTAGAACAAGACCTATGATAATAGGTAAATTTCAAGAATACATTGGTGATAAAGGTGTAACAATACAATCAAAAAGGTTAATAGAAGAAATGAAAACCTTTATATGGAGAAACAATAGAGCAGAAGCTCAAAGTGGATATAATGATGATTTAGTAATGTCATTTGGTATTGCAATGTATATTAGAGATACAGCACTTAAAATGAGACAACAAGGGTTACAAGCAACAAAAAATGCCTTAAGTAATATGACAGTAAATAGGACAGCATACCAAGGTGGTTATTTTTCAAAAGGATCTGATAACCCTTATCATATAGATACTAAGGACGGTAAAGAAGACATTAGATGGCTTCTATAGTAATATTTATAACAATAAAATAAAATTATGGCTGATAAAAGCGTATTTTCAAGATTAAAAAGATTATTTTCAACTGATGTAGTTATTAGGAATGTTGGTGGGAACCAAATTAAAACAGTAGATTCAGGTCATATTCAATCTAGTGGTGAATATGAAACTAATTCGTTAATAGATAGATATAATAGAATTTATTCTACGGCACCATCATCTTTATATGGGGCACAATTTAATTTAAACTACCAGTATTTAAGAACAATGATCTATTCTGAGTATGATGTAATGGATCAAGATGCCATTATTGCATCTGCCCTTGATATATTAGCTGATGAATCTACTTTAAAAAATGACATGGGTGAAGTACTTCAAATTAGAAGTGCTAATGAAGATATACAAAACATATTATATAATTTATTTTATGATGTATTAAATATAGAATTTAATATGTGGATGTGGATTCGTCAAATGTGTAAATATGGTGATTTTTTCTTAAAATTAGAAATCGCAGAAAAATTTGGTGTATATAATGTTATACCTTATACAGCTTACCATATGGAAAGACAAGAAGGATTTAATGAAGAAAACCCCCAAGAAATAAGATATGTTTACGCACCAGAAGGATATGCGGGTGGTGGAACAAGTAGTTCTGGTTATTATACAGTAAACCAAACCCCAGATGATACAACAGGAATTGTATTTGATAATTATGAAATGGCTCATTTTAGGTTAGTAGGTGATGTTAATTATCTTCCTTATGGTAGAGCTTATATTGAACCGGCTAGAAAATTATTTAAACAATATACGTTAATGGAAGATGCAATGTTAATTCATAGAATTGCACGTGCACCTGAAAAAAGAATTTTTTATGTAAATGTTGGAGCTATACCTCCTAATGAAATAGAAACATTTATGCAAAAAACTATTTCAACCATGAAACGTACTCCATTTATGGATGAAAAAACTGGTGAATATAATTTAAAATATAACATGCAAAACATGATGGAGGATTTTTATATCCCTGTTCGTGGAAATGATAATACAACTAAAATAGACACTACCCCAGGATTACAATATGATGGTATTCAAGATGTAGAATATTTAAGAGGTAAATTATTTGCCGCACTTAAAATTCCAAAAGCCTTCTTAGGATATGAAGAAGGTGTAGAAGGTAAAGCTACATTAGCACAACAAGATATTAGGTTTGCTCGTACAATTGATAGAATACAAAGAATTATTTTATCTGAATTAAATAAAATTGCATTAGTCCATTTATATACACAAGGATACACAGATGAAACATTAACTAACTTTACTCTTAGTATGACAACCCCTTCTATCATTTATGATCAAGAAAGGATTGAGTTAATGAAATCTAAAGCTGAATTATCCGCAACATTATTAGAACAAGGATTAGTCCCATCTGATTGGATTTATGATAATATCTATCACTTTAGTGAAGACCAATATGATGAATATAGAGATTTAGTAAGAGAAGATGCTAAACGTAAATTTAGAATAGCTCAAATAGAAGCAGAAGGTAATGATCCTGTAGAAACAGGTAAATCATATGGTACTCCTCATGATTTAGCTTCATTATATGGTAAAGGAAGAATGTATTCAGACCCAGGAAATGTACCTGAACCTGAAAAATATGCGGCTGATGATCCTAAATTAGGAAGACCAAAAGATACTAACGTTAAACGTAATACACAAGATGATAATTTTGGTAAAGATAGATTAGGAGTTAAACGTATGAAAGATACGGATAAAAATGATTCTGATTCTATTAGACCAAAATTTAAAGGAGGAAGCCCATTAGCTTTAGAAAGTGCTAGAATGACTTATTTAAAAAACAAAGATATATTTAAATCATTACCCAAACCAAATAAGAAAAAATTAGTATTTGAAGAAGATAAAGATACATCTTCACTATTAGATGAAAATCAATTAAAGAAGTAAAATTTTTTTAATATTTATAAATAAATATATAATTTGATGAAAATAAAACATTCAAAATATAAAAATACTGGAGTATTATTTGAACTACTAGTACGTCAAATAACAGCAGATACATTAAAAGGTGGAGATTCACCTGCTATTGATATTCTTAAAGAGTATTTTGTTAAAACTGAACTAGGAAGAGAATATAAACTATATGAATCTGTAATTAAATCTAAAGTATTAACTGAAGGCAAAGCTATTTTAGTTATTAATTCTATTTTAGAAGTAAATAATAAACTAAATAGAAAAGCAATTAAGAGGCAAAAATATAATTTAATTAATGAAATAAAAAAGAATTATAATTTACAATCCTTTTTTGGTTCTAAAATAAAAAATTATAAAGAATTAGCTTCTTTATATACTTTAATAGAATCATATAATTCTAATAACAATCTAGCAACGGAACAAATTATTGATAGTAAACTTACTTTATTAGAATATTTAACTGAAAAAGTTATTAAACCCGATGCTAAACAAACAGTATTAGAAGAATTTGCTACCTATGATAAAGATGTAAGAACTCTTACATATAAAGTATTATTAGAAAAATTTAACGATAAATATGATATTTTATCGGATGATCAAAAACAAGTACTTAAGGAATACATCAACTCAGTTGATTCTGCTCCGGATTTAAGAAATTTTTATAATATAAAAATAACAGAATTAAAATCTACTTTATCTAAAATTAATAAATTAGTAAAAGATAAAGTTACACAAATTAAAATTACTGAAGTATCTAAATTTTTAACTGAATTAAAGAAAACTGACAAAGTTGGAGACAATAATTTAGTTGATTTGTTACGTTTTTATGAATTAGTAAACGAAATAAAAACAGCAAATGGCTCTCAAATATAAACTTAGCGAAATGTCCAAAGTAGCTTCTGAAAAAGAAGCTGAAAAAGAATTAAATAAACCTAAAGATGGATTTGAAATAGGCCAAGTTACTATTAGTGCTGATGGTCAATCAAAATCTACAATTTATAAAATTGATCCCGAAACTGGTGCTGTAAGTTGGAAAATTGAACAACTACCTGGATATGATTTATTATATGATGAATTAGATGAATTAGTTGATGTAGCTAAAAGAGTTTATGTTAAAACTAAAGATGATAATAAATTTAGAGAATTTTATGATGAATCTCGTAAGTTAAGAAATAAAGTAAGAACCCACCTTAGAAATGAATACCCAGACGAATACAAAAGAATTACAAGAATATCGGAAGAAGAAATAGATGAAATGTCTACAACTGGAGGTGGAGCCGGATCAGCTAGTTTTAATGCAGGTACAGGAATGCAATATGCTACACCATATGCATTTAAGAAAAAGAAAAAAAAAGTTAAAGAAGATGCAAAACACCCAGGTGAAGATTTAGGACCAGGTCCTAAGGCAACAGAAGATGGGGTAAAAGATAATTATTACGTAAAGGCATTTAAATATAAATTAGTTCCTAAAACTAAAGATGGTACCTACGTACAAAAAGGTTCAGGACTCGACGTAAATAAATTATTTTAATATGTATAAGGGTAATATAAAAGAAAACGAGGAGCAAAGATTAAAAGATGCTAAAAAATATCAAGAAAGTAGAATATTAGCTTTTAATCAACTCGAACAAAAATTAGAAAACGTAAAAAAATTATTACGCCAAGGTAAAATTGAAACTATAAAATACTACAGAGAAAACCCAAATAGTTTTGCTGTAGTTAGAGGAACAGATTTAATTGGCGACTATTTTAAAGATATTGAAACATTATTAGATAAATAAACTATGAAATCACCAGAACAATTACACAAGGAATTAACAGATAAGTTACTAAATGAAAATTATATGGATTTACATCCAGTAACTACATTTGAAGCCTCTCCAAAAGCGGATTTTGAAACTAAATTTGCTGATTTTTTAACTGAAAAAAAAGGAGATTTAGAAGAATTAAAACCTATTGTTAATACCGAAGAAAAAATTAATACTAAAGAAGAATTGGATAAAATTCCAGCTGAATCAAAAGCTAAACCTCAAGGTGAAGGATTTCAAATTTCTTATAAAGTAGATAAAACTTTAGAAAATATTGATTCTCATAATTATGATTATAATCCATCAGTAGAAAATATTAATAATGTAAATGGTGAAGAATTGTTAAAAGGATTTTATTGTGAGATGAAAAATAATCCTGATATGACTAAAGTAGAAATTCAGGAAAAAGTAATTAAAAATTTAGCTAAAGATCCTTTATTTTATATAAAAGAAGGACAATTTGGAGTTGAAGGTTTAGGTTATACTGAACAAAAACTTTCTCAAAATGATGGTAAAAGCTATGGAGGTAGTGGATATAGTGATAAGTTAAAAGACAGTTCTAATAATATGGAAATTGTTAAAGAAAATATAGGTGGTGTTGTAACAACAGGACATAATCCTTGGACAGTTATAATAAATGATATTATTGGTGAAGAAAAAGAATTACCAATGGATGAAGGTGATGCAACAGATGCAAGACAAGAAGCTATTGATGCATCAAATGAAAGTGCAGGAGTTGAAGAAGAAGCAAGACCTGATTACCCAGATGTAGACAAAGATGGAGACAGAGAAGAATCAATGGAAAAAGCTCTTAAAGATAAAAAAGCTAAAAAACCTAAAAAAGAATCAATTGATTCAAAATTAGCTGAAATAGGAAAAGCAGGTGATGTTACAAAATTAGAAGCCCAATTAGAATTTTTATCGAACCACATTAATGAAAAATCAGATAGAGTAAATTCAATTAATGAAGATGATAATCTTAAAGAATTAATTGATAAAAAGAAAATGAAAGACATGCAAAAAGAAATTAAGCTTTTAGAAAAAAGAAAAGCTGGAATGGAAAAAATGTATGAAAAAATGTGTGGTAAAAAATATAAACAAATGGTAGACGAAGACTTAGATGATCTAAATGATGATGAGTATGATGACGGACCAGATGGAAAATTTGTAAAATAAAATAAATAATGAGTAAATCTCTCTTAATAGAAGTAAACCCATTTAAATTGTCATCCCCATTACTAACTGAAAATGTTAATAAAGATAATGGTAATATTTTAGTTGAAGGCATTTTAGCAACAGCTGAAGTAAAAAATGGTAATGGTCGTTATTATTCAAAAGATTTATGGCAACGTGAAATGGATAAGTACGATGAACTTATCCAACAAAGACGTTCCATGGGAGAATTAGACCACCCAGAATCTACCGTTGTAAACTTAAAAAATGTTTCTCATATTATAAATGAATATTGGTGGGATGGACTTCAAGTAATGGGTAAGATTGAAATATTACCAACCCCATCAGGTAATATACTTAAAGAACTTATTAAAAATGGGTGTACAGTAGGAGTATCATCTAGAGGTATGGGTTCACTAGAACAAAGAGGTGAAATAATGGAAGTACAAGATGACTTTGAATTATTATGTTGGGATTTTGTTTCAACACCTTCAAACCCCGGTTCTTATATGCACGAAATTATTAAAGAAGGTAAAGAAAATATAACTTACGATTATACTCAAGTAAATAAAATATTACACGAAATACTTTGTTCTAAAGGATCTTGTCCTGTTTTGTAATCTTACTAAATCTACATATACGTATAATCGCAATGTGTCATGAGTATCTTATATGACACCGATATAAATAAAACCCTATTACGATTCCTAATAATCGTATTTCACAAACTTAAATTTTGAGATTATGGCAAACAATGATTTGTTAAAAGAAGCAATTGCCGATGCTAAAGCTGTTAAAGAAACTGCTATCGCAAATGCTAAACTTGCTCTTGAGGAGGCTTTTACTCCACATTTGAAATCTATGCTTTCTGCAAAATTAGAAGAAATGGACAAAGAAGACGTTGACGAAGGATACGGTAAAAAGTATGAAGAAGACGACGTTAAAGAAGAAATGGATTCTAAAGATGATATGAAAGAAGAGAAAGAAGAAATGGATGAAGCTAAAGAAGAGCTTGACGAGATTAACCTAGACGAATTACTTGCTGAACTTGAATTGGATGAAGACAAACGTACAGACGCTGAACAAGAAGGTTATAAGGACGGATTCGAAGACGCTAAAGACGACTTAGAAAAAGAACTTAAATCTATGAAAGTATCAGAAGAGATGAAAGACAAAGACAACGACGATGTTAAAGAAGAAATGAAAGACAAAGACGATGTTAAGGAAGACGCTCGAACTGATGCTGAAGAAGAAGGCTTTTTAGATGGCGAAAAAGACGAAAAAGAAGACATGAAAGATGACATGAGCGACGAGGAAATAGACCTTGAAGATATGTCAGAAGATGACTTAAAAGGATTCATTGAGGATGTTATTAAAGATTTAGTAACAGACGGAACAATTGAAGCAGGTGAGGATTTTGAAGAGGAAGATATTGAAGATGTTGTGGATGTAGAGGACGTAGAAGACGTAGACGTAGAAGTAGAAATCGACGAAAAGAAAGAGTACATGACTAAAAAAGAGAAATCTGAAGGTGATGACCGTGATTACGACGATAAAGCTGAAGCAGAAACAGAAAAAATGCGCAAAATGGAAGAAGATCTTAAGTCAGCTATTAATTCAGTAAATGAATTAAAAAATGAACTTAATGAAGTAAATCTATTAAACGCTAAACTACTTTACACTAACAAAGTATTCAAATCTAAAAACTTATCTGAAGACAAAAAAGTTAAAGTGCTTAAGGCATTTGACAAAGCGTCAACAGTAAAAGAAGCTAAAGTTATTTTTGATACATTAAACGAAGGTTTAGTATCAAAATCAGAAACTCCTGCAAGACCAAAAGGTAGTGCATCAAGAGCAACTGGAACAATAACGGAAGCTAAAAAACCAATTATCGAAAGCAATGATGTATACAATCGTATGCGTAAACTTGCTGGACTAATTTAAAAATAATTAATTAACCCTATTAAAACTTAAAAAAATGAGCTTAAATACTCTTTTAGAAAGCGCAAACCCATACCACTCTATGCAGAGTGACGCAGCCAAATTGGCATCGAAATGGGAAAAAACAGGTTTATTAGAAGGTTTACAAGGATCAAATAAATCCAATATGGGAATTATTCTTGAAAATCAAGCTAAACAACTTGTAGTAGAGGAGTCTAACACTGGCGGTGGTGCTGGATCAGGTAATTTTACACCTGGTACAGGAGCACAGTGGGCTGGAGTAGCTTTACCATTAGTAAGAAAAGTATTTGGTCAGATTGCAGCGAAAGAATTCGTTAGCGTTCAACCAATGAACTTACCTTCTGGTCTTGTATTCTACTTAGACTTCCAATACGGATCTGACAAAACACCATTTGCAAAAGGCGAATCATTATATGGTAACGCTGGAACAAACCCATCAACTGCTCCTTTCGGGAACACTAACGAAGGTGGATTATATGGTGCAGGAAGATACGGATATTCAATTAATACAACTGCATCTGTATTTGCTAACGCAGCAGATATTACAACAGGATCAGCTACTTTGCATGCAATTAATTTTGACTCAGCATTTTCTGCTTCTGTAGCAAGTGGTGCTGTAGTAACTGCATCTGTAGCAATTTCTGCTTTAGATGGACAATATGATGCTGAAGCAATCAGAAGTTATTACCTAGTAGGTGATGCTGATGCTCCTTCAGTAGCACAACAATACCCACAGTTTACTCAATTAAGTTCCGATGGAACAAGAATTGAATTTGTAGTAAATCAAAACAGTATTGTTCCTGATCAATATGCTGCATCAAACATTGGTGTATCTTATTCTTTACAAACTCTAGATAACGAAAGAGGTGATTTCGAAGATGGAAACAACAACTTGAATGGTAATAACACCCCAATTGTAATTCCAGAAATCAATGTACAGATGCAATCATCTGCTATCGTTGCTAAAACTAGAAAATTGAAAGCTGTTTGGACACCTGAGTTCGCTCAAGATCTTAACGCTTACCATGCTCTAGATGCTGAAGCTGAATTAACTTCTATCTTAAGTGAGTACATTTCATTAGAAATTGACTTAGAGATTTTAGATATGTTAATAGAATCTGCTGCTGCTGGAACGGAAGTATGGTCTGCTGTAAACAACAGATCAATTGTTGATAATGGTGTAAATGGTACTGTAGATTCTTTAGGATTCTACAATAGCCAAGGACAGTGGTTCCAAACTTTAGGAACTAAAATGCAAAAATTAAGTAATGTCATCCACCAGAAAACTTTACGTGGTGGTGCTAACTTTATGGTAATTTCTCCTGCAATCGGAACAATCTTGGAATCAATTCCTGGATATGCTGCTGATGCTGATGGTGATGTATCTAAAGCTACTTATGCATTTGGTGTACAAAAAGTTGGATCATTCAACGGAAGATTTAAAGTGTACAAAAACCCATATATGACATCTAACCAGATTCTAATGGGCTTTAGAGGTTCACAATTCCTTGAAACTGGTGCTGTTTTTGCTCCATACATTCCATTAATCATGACTCCACTTATCTACGATCCATCTACATTCACTCCAAGAAAAGGATTGATGACTAGATATGCGAAGAAAATGGTACGTCCTGAATTCTATGGTAAGATCTTAGTTAACGGTTTAGATTCTATCTAATCAGATAATTAATATTTCTTAATAAATTAACCCGGTCTTTGACCGGGTTTTTTTATGTTTTTCATATGTATAATAAAATGCGTTATATTGAAACTATATTTATCTCATTATATAGCTATATTAAAATTCTACGGTTTTTTAACGTATTTACCACGGTTTTATTCACTAAATATGTAATCCCTAATTTCAAGAATTTATGGCAAGTAAACCCCATACGGACGATGTTTATCGTCCTAAGAGAATTCCTAAGAACCCAATTAAGTTCAAACTCCAACTTAATGACGAACAAAAAGACGCTAAAAAAC